AAAGGAGATCGTAAACGGTGTTTACCCGTTCGTCGATCTCCACGTTGGTGCTTTTTTTGGCCACCTATTAAGTGCGAATTTGCACAGGCATTACAAGATACGTTACACCATCTACGCCGGCAGGCGTAAATACCACGGGAGTGGTTGCCGCATTGGCTGACAGCGTAACGGCGTCATGCCCCTTAAAAGCCTTGAGGCCGTCTAGGAGGTAATGGACGTTGAATGCCCAAACTCCTTTGCCGATGCCTTCAACGGCTAGAAGCTCCTTGCCGTTGTTGGCATCGGCTTCAGCGGTGATGGCGATAGTACCGCCTACGGCTTCCACTTTGACGACGGAATTGTGAGCTTCAGCGATGAGTGCCACACGCTCTAGAGCACGAGTGAAGCGGTGCCGGTCAAGGGTGATGGTGTGCTTGAAGTCTGGGGGGATGAGCTTGGTTACGTCGGGATAGGTGCCGTCAATGATGCGGCTGTAGATGGTGATGCCATCGTCGGTGGTGATGACAGCTTGACCACCGGCGTGAGCGATGGTGACGGTGTGGTCCTGCAGCAGCCGCATGGTGCTAGCGGGTAGCACAAGGTCGATGCCATCGGGCAGGTCAACGGCGTACCGCATAAGGCGATGACCGTCGGTTGCCTCCATATAGCCGTTGGCGAGGTGAATGCCCTGCAGCAGTGCCTTGCTTGCGTCGGTGCTGGCAGCGGTCATGCAAGCGCGTACACCAGCCGATAGCGCTAGCTCAGCGCTAGGAGCCTCTACAGCAGGCATTGCGGGGTAATCCGCTGCATCCTGCCCTGCAAGGCCGTAGGAGCCGCCAGAAGCCGCCAGGCCGCCATCGTGCAGCGTTACAGCCTCATCGGCCTCAATGCGGCTTACAAGGCCCGCTAGGAGCCGATACGGCAATGCGATGGTGCCAGCGGTTTCGACCACTGCTGGTGCGGTAACGGTGATGCCGAGGTCTAGGTTGAAGCCGGTAACGGACATGGTGCCGTTGGTGGCGGTAATCAGACAGCAGTCAAGGATTGGGTGACTGCTGCGAACGCCAATTGCTGGCGCGATGGTACGCAAGGCGTTGTCAAGGTCAAATTGACAGGTTGTGAATTGCACGGTTGAGATACCAGATTGCTTTTTGAAGGTCTTGGATGCCGCCTTTGCGGTCGGTGCGCCAGATGTATTTGATGGCATTGCCACGGCAGTAGCCGATGAACTGCTCAGGGGTTAGCGCAGCTTGGATGGCATCGATGCATTCGATGCTGCCGGCGGTGTAGTGATCAGGGTGATTAACCGGATCAGACACTGGCGGCTTCGGCAAGGGCGGAAATGATTTGCTCGTAGGTGTCTTGAAAAGAAGCCACGAGGTCCAACGGGATGGGTGTGCCGTCATCTTGAGCATTGTCACGAATGGCATGGGCGTAGGCAAGCGCCTGCGTCATTGCTTCATGAAGTCGATTGATGACTGGCGTCTGCTTGGCGTTGATGTTGATCAAGTCGGGTGATGACATAAGCGGTGAGTGTTTCAACTTGCAGCTTGGGCAAATCGCCGCGCATGAAGGCGGCGGCATCAGCCACGAGCGCATGGTACTCCACCGTGGTCAACCGTGCAACAGGGAGGCTTAACGCTCTGTCACGAATGAGGGCAGCGCGGCTGGTTCCAGCGGCAGCAGCTTGGCGTTCTAGGTGTTGGATGTCTTCGGGGTTAAATCGGACCTTGATTTCTTGCATTTTGTAGCCGTCTGACCTGTTTTCGGAGGTTTGGACGGTTAGACGCCTGTCGTGGACTGGCTTTACCTAACCGTCTAACCAACCTAACCTCTTAAGAAGAATAAGTAAAAGGGGGGGGAGGAGGGGGGTTAGGGAAACTCTTCTAGGTAGGTCGGTCGGGTTGGGAGGTTAGGACGGCAAAAACCCAGTGCCTGACTGCCGTCTAACCGTCTGACCTGCAATAATGCCACCTCCTGCGTCCTGTCGCCTCTCGTTTCTTGACCCACCCAAGATCTTTGAGAATCGAGGCAACCTGCATCTGGTCGGCGCGGCTTTGACGCTCTAGCGGCTTCTTGATTGCATATTCCAATATCTCCTCAGATGTAAGCAGTTCGACCTTTGCTCGGCGGTCAAGATATTCAATGATGGGACTACGCCATGGGGAGTCGATTAGGTAGGTGTTGTTCTCTTCGGTAATGCGATTTTCCATCGCAGCGGGTAAGCGACTGGACTCACCGTCGCGGTACATCTTGACAGCAGCAGCCCATATGGCATCGCGCTCTAGCAATAGTGCAGCGGTATTGATTTGGTCCTGCTGCGTCTTGGTGGTAGGGATAACCCAGAAGCGGCGGTTACCAGTTTCATCAACCAAAAAGCCTGCGGTTTTGTTAGTTGTACCGACGATGATGCCACGGCGAGGGAATGATTCAACAGCTTTGCCGTAGGGCACGCGGAGTAGGTCTACCGCTTGGGATAAGAACGCCTTGACTTGTCCGGCGTGCTTGCGATTGGTGATGTGGTCTAGCTCGGCCCATTCCATCATCCATGAGCGGTGTAGCACCATGATGTCATCTTTGGTTGTGATGTCACCAAGCGCATCACTAAAGAATGGACCACCGAGGCACTGCCAAAAGCTGGATTTGTATGCGCCTTGATCGCCCATGATGACGCAAGCGGTGTCATGCTTGCAGCCGGGATTAAAGGCACGCGCCACAGCACCGATGAGGGTGCGCTTTAGCATCTCGTCGTAGATGGTGGGCTCTGGATGGCCCTCATCGCTAGGGCGCAGGTATGCGGTTGATAGTCGGTCGATGTATGCGGGTTCAGTGGTATTAGCGCACCATTCGAGGTATTCGCGGACGGGGTCATATGGGTTTTCGTTAGCTACCTGCACAAGGCAGTCGATTGCAAGTTCCTTGCTCACCTTGTAGCCCATCTCCGCCAGCTTGAGGTAGAAACGGTCGGCGCCTTCTACGACTTGCTCTTTGATTTCGATTTGCTGGGTAAAGGTGTTGTAGCGGATGTCATCGCATTTGCTGCGGAGAAATGCCAGCAGCTCTGCGGTTTCAAGCTTCTCGGGTTTTGTGATGATCGGCGGGGTATCAGCCTCCGGATTGCCACCGCTTCTGCCACCCACAACGCGCTTGACAACAGCGGAACTACGCCAGCCGTCTTTCTTGGCCATATCGCCAAGGGTGCCAAGGGTGATGCCGGACTTCTTAAAACTGCGCCATTTGCGCTGACAGTCACTGGGCTTGTGCTTACCGGACTGCGCTGACCACTGTTCCCAGTCATCTAAGAGCGTGTCATCACCGAGGCTATGGAGCGCCATGCCAACGGCCAACCAGTCGTCGTAGTCATCAGCCCTAGCGGCGTCCAATGCGTCGAGGTATGAACGTGCCCTAGTGGTGTCATCACTGCCAGCAGCAGCACGCGGCTCTGGTGTTACCACTGCAGCAGGTACGGGTTTAAGCATCCGCTCCAGTAGTTCGGGCGGCGCCTCGGCAATTGGCAGGTCGCCAGGAGCGTAACCACGGACCCAGCGGTAACCAGGCGTGAGTGGGTGGTCACCTGCTACGACGGATTGGCAGCCGGTCCAGCGAAGTTCAACTTGCTCGGGCTTGCCTTCGGCATCGGTAACGCCGGTTTTGTATTTGCGTGTGGCGATGCCATCCCAGTAGTGCTCCGGTACTTGGTAGATGACCTGAAACCTGCCGTCGCGGCCTGAGGTAACGGTCCAGCTACGCGGCAATGACGACATGGGGCACCCCCAGTCGCGGAGGATGGTGCTGGCTGACTTGCCGTCGTGGTCAAGGAACAGCAAACCACCTGATGGCACGCCGCAGCAGACGCCGATAGCACGGGCGCGACCGGCTTTTAATTCAGCCGCCAGCTTGGCTTTGGATAGGGGCTTCTTCTGCCATTCGGGTTGGTATGGGCGCTTCTCACCATCAACCGCAACAAAACCCCACCCGTCAGGCAGACGGGCTAGTTCGTCAAGAGTCGTCATTTGGTTGCTGGCAAGATGCCGTCCAGATGCAACCGCAGCGATTGATCCAGTAGCAGGCGGATGGCCGTAGCACGATTCATGCGGTCACCACGCCAGGAGTCAAGGCGCTGCATCTGGTCGGCGGTTAGACGTATATGGGTTGGGTGGCTCAGGCGCACGGTGCTGGGCTAGGTGCTTGCACACTGTAGCAGCGGCTGCTACGCTGGCAAGGCCTGACACGGCCTATGACTTACCAAGACTTCCTAGCTTCAAAATCCACTGCCTGCGCGCCTGCAGGATTTGACCCGCCTAGCTTCATTGCGCCGCTGTTCCCATTTCAGCGGGACATCGTGACCATGGCCTGCCGTGTTGGCAGGTTTTGCATCTGGGCTGATTGCGGCATGGGCAAAACCGCTATGCAGCTTGAATGGGCGCATCAGGTGCATCAGCACACAGGCGGCAACGTGTTGGTCCTGGCACCACTAGCTGTAGCCCACCAGACCGTCCGCGAGGGCGGCAAGTTCGGCATTCCGTGCGCGTTCGCTGCAACCCAGGCCGAGGTCAAGCCCGGCATCACGATCACCAACTACGAAAAGCTCAGCCATTTCGACCCGACCGCATTCGATGGAGTGGTGCTCGACGAGAGCAGCATCCTCAAGGCGTACACCGGCAAGATCCGCAACCAGATCATCTCCAGCTTCAGCCAAACGCCATTCCGGTTGGCCTGCTCAGCCACGCCAGCACCCAACGATCACATGGAGCTGGGCAACCATGCCGAGTTCATCGGCGTGATGACCAGGACCGAGATGCTGGCCATGTTCTTCGTCCATGACGGCGGCGACACCAGTAAGTGGCGGCTCAAGGGACACGCGCAGTCCAAGTTCTGGGAGTGGGTCTGCAGCTGGGCCGTCACCATCCGCAAGCCGTCAGACCTGGGCTACGACGACGGCAACTTCATCCTGCCCGAGCTATCCATTCAAGACTGCACAGTTGAGACACCACGCGAGGCCATGGCCGATGACGCTGGCCAGATGGCGCTGTTCGCCATGGAAGCCCGCACTCTGAGCGATCAGCGGCACGTCCGCAAGGCATCGCTGCAGATGCGCGTCGATGCAGCCGCAGCCCTAGCCAATGACAGCACTGAGCAATGGCTGATCTGGTGTGATCTCAATGATGAGTCCAAAGCGCTGACTGCTGCCATTAATGGCGCGGTCGAGGTGTCAGGCAGCGACAACGATGATCACAAGCGCCGTGCTGCGATCGACTTTCAGGATGGCAAGATTCGCGTACTTGTCAGTAAGCCCAGCATCTTCGGCTTCGGCCTCAACTTCCAGGGCTGTCACAACGTCGCGTTTGTTGGCCTATCCCACAGCTACGAGGCTTTCTATCAGGCCATCCGTAGGTGCTGGCGATTTGGCCAGCAGCAACCAGTTAATGCGCACATCATCTACGACGTGGCCGAGGGCCGCGTCATCGAGAACATCCGCCGCAAAGAAGCGGACAGCATCGCCATGGCTGAATCAATGGTCGTCATCATGAAACAACAAACAATGGAACAGCTCAAGAAGATCCAGCGTCAGGTTGCGCCGCACATTACGGAGCACCAGTCAGGCGACAACTGGGATATGTACATGGGCGACTGCGTGGAGAGCATCAAACAACTTGACGCGGATAGCATCCACTACAGCATCTTTAGTCCGCCGTTTGCGTCGCTGTATACCTACTCCAACAGCGACCGCGACATGGGCAACAGCCGCAACGATCAGGAGTTCTTTGATCACTTTGTCTACCTGGCCAAGGAGCTGCATCGCGTGCTGATGCCTGGCCGGCTGATCAGCTTCCACTGCATGAACCTGCCCAGTAGCAAAGAACGCGATGGCTTTATCGGCGTGAAGGATTTCCGTGGTGACATGCTGCGCATCTTCCAGGCGGCTGGCTTTGTCTTCCATTCAGAGGTCTGCATCTGGAAGGATCCCGTCACGGCCATGCAGCGCACCAAGGCGATCGGCCTGCTGCACAAGCAAGTGCGCAAGGACTCAGCCCTGAGCCGCCAGGGCATCCCTGACTATCTGGTGACTGTGCGCAAGCTGGGCGACAACCCCGAGCCATGCGCAGGGCCGTTCACTGAGTTTGCTGGTGAGAACCCACCAGCCAAAACAGGCGACGCCATCAAAGACAGCATCAACATCTGGCAGCGCTACGCCAGCCCGGTGTGGATGGACATCAACCCATCAGACACGCTGCAGTACCGCAGCGCCCGCGCCAATGAGGACGAGCGCCACATCTGCCCGCTGCAGCTTGAGGTGATCCGCCGCGGCCTGCAGTTATGGAGCAATCCAGACGATCTGGTGCTCAGCCCGTTCGCTGGCATCGGCAGCGAGGGTTACGTCAGCCTGCAAATGCAGCGACGCTTCGTCGGCTTTGAACTGAAGCCCAGCTACTTCAACTGCGCAGTCAAGAATTTGCAGTCGGTTGAGTCGCATAAGCAGGGAGAGCTGGTGTGAACCTCCGCCCCTACCAACAACAGCTCATCACCGACATCCGCCTGCAGTACCAACTCGGCAAGCGCACAGTACTGGCAGTGCTGCCGACCGGTGGCGGCAAAACGGTGTGCTTCAGCTACATCGCCCAGGCTGCCGCCAAAAAGGGCAACCGCGTGCTGATCGCGGTGCACCGTCAGGAGCTGCTGGACCAGGCGTGCCGCGCATTGCCAATGCCTCATGGTGTGATTGCCGCCAACCGAGCCATGGATTTGAGTGCAGCAGTGCAGGTGGCATCAGTTCAAACCCTTGCCCGCAGGCTCCACAAACTGCCGCGTGACTTCTTCCAGTTAGTGATCATCGACGAGGCGCACCACAGCAATGCAGGCACCTGGGCCAAGGTGCTTGAGCACTTCCACCAAGCGCATCTGCTGGGCGTCACCGCAACGCCAATCAGGCTTGATGGCCGCGGCCTTAGCGAGCATTACCAGGCAATGGTGGAAGGCCCCAGCGCGCAGTGGCTGACCGATAACGGCTACCTTGCGCCTGCACGAGTGCTAGCGCCACCGGGCTTTGACACCATCGGCCTGCGCAAGCGGATGGGTGACTTCGACACCCGTGAGGCTGAGCACCGGATCGGCACGATCATGGGCGACTGCCTGTCGCATTACCGCAAACACCTGCCAGGGCAGACGGCAATTGCGTTCTGCTGCTCAGTGGCCCATGCCGGGGCGGTGGCACGTCTATTTATAAGTGCTGGCATCCCAGCCGCCAGCATCGACGGCAGCATGACCAGCGAGCAACGGCGTGACCTGCTGCAGGCGTTAGGTACCGGTCGGCTCAAGGTGCTGACCAGTTGCGCGCTCATCGGTGAGGGCGTTGACGTGCCCTCAGTCGGCGGCTGCATCCTGTTAAGGCCTACCGCTAGCACCAGCCTGCACCTGCAGATGATTGGTCGCTGCCTCAGACCATCACCCGGCAAGGCTGCTGCAGTGGTGTTGGATCACGTCGGCAACACGCTCAGGCTTGGCCACCACTTGGAGCCGCGTGAGTGGACCTTAGAGGGCCTAGCCAAGCGTGACCGGGAGAAAGCGCCCAGCGTCAAGGTGTGCCCGCAGTGCTTCGCTGCAATGGCCAGCCAGGCTAAGCAATGCGGTGAGTGCGGCCATACCTTCGCCGCTGAGGTACGCGAGCTGCAGCAGGTTGAAGGGGAGTTGGTGGAGCTTCAAAGGCAGCAGGCCAAGCGGGAGCAAGGTGGCGCGCAATCGCTGCAGGATCTGATTGCGCTAGGCCAAAGCCGGGGGTACAAAAACCCAGTGGCATGGGCAAAGCATGTCATGGCCGCCCGTCAAACCAAAGGACAATGGAGCAAAGTCAAATGAACCGCTACACATTTTCACTCAATCTTGAAGGCGTATCACTTCCTGACGCCATATCTGCGCTAGTTGAAGCTTGGTATGATTCCCAAGTTATTGAAGTTGACGGTAAAGAACAAAAAGAGGCAATTGGCTTACGGGGGCTGAAGCCGTCGGATGGCGAAAGCAAAAGAGCTACATGGAAGCAATGCGCGTGGTATGTTAGACCAATGACATACTCAAAACTTAAAAGATACGTTAACAGGCTGCAAGAGAATGGCCAAAATGCTGATGCTAGTGATGTTGTAGATTGCGCATTGCAGATGTGGATGGATGACTTCGTGTGAGCGAGCAGCGCATTCAGCAGGAGATCCGGCTGGCCATCAGCCACGGCGATACCAAAGTTTTCCGCAACAACACCGGCACGCTCAAGGATGCGAACGGCCGCCCGGTGCAGTTTGGCCTATGCAAGGGCAGCGCTGACCTGATCGGCTGGCGGACGGTCACGGTGACGCCCGACATGGTCGGCACTCAGGTGGCTGTGTTCCTCAGCATTGAGGTAAAGACCCCAACCGGCAGGCTGAGGCCAGAGCAGCAGCAGTGGCTGGATGCGGTGCAGGCAGCCGGCGGCATTGCTGGTGTGGCGCGGTCAGTTGAGGATGCGTTACGGATTACGACTGCTGACGGTTGACGAGGGCGGCGCATGGTGTAGGATACGCACAAGCCGGAAGACCCGGCACCCCACACCGAGAACCATGGTCACCAACCCTTGGATTAACCGCGTCACCGTCTTAGTGGTGATGTTCGCTATCTACGCCGCTGGCTATTCCGGTGGCCGCGACCAAGCCACACTGGCGCATCACAACCATCCCGCTTGCAATACCAACCTCAAGCCATGAGCGAATCTGACATCTACTGGACACTCGCTACCGCCTGTCAATACGGCGGCAGCTTTTATCAAGCCCTTGGCCAGGCTGGCATGAAGGCAGATCCCGGCAACAAGCAACGCATCCTTGACGCATTCCCTGAGATGGTCGCCACCTATGGCGCTGCTAGCAGGCTGCATCAGACCATCCGCGCAGGGTTGGCAGCATGACCAAAACTTCTCGTCAAGATCAATGTTGCATGAATTGCAATTATTGGAGTGGGACTGGAAAAGACACTGAGAATTTGTGCCGTAGATATGCGCCGCGTCCTTTTGTAACAGAGCAGAGCGACGACAGTGCCGGTTGGCCAAGGACTTGGGACGCCGACTGGTGCGGCGAATGGGAGGCCACGTCATGACGACCAACGAGCAATACCACGCCGACCCAGCCATTAGCGCCAGCCATTTGAAGGCAGTGATGCAGTCGCCTTACCACTACTGGAGTCGTTTCGTTAACCCGCAGCGCCCTCTAGTAGAGCCGACCGCTGCTATGCGGTTTGGCTCGCTGGTTCATTGCGTAGTGCTAGAGCCTGATGAGACAAGCAAGCGCTATGGCGTCTGCGGGCCACGCAACACCAAAGCCGGTAAGGAGCAAGCTGAGCAAATGGTTAGCGCTGGCATCGAGGCTGTCACTGCTAGTGACATGGCGCTTGCACTGAGTATGGCCGCCAGCGTCCGCGAGCATACCTACGCCGCAGCGCTGTTAAGCGATGGCAAGGCCGAGCAGTCGTTCTGGTGGGATGACAAGGCAACCGGTCAGCGGTGCAAATGCCGCCCTGACTGGTATCAAGGCACCACCATCGTGGACCTCAAGACCTGCCAAGACGCAAGTTCCAGCGCATTTGCTCGCGCTTGCGCTACCTTCGGCTACCATACGCAAGCCAGCCACTACCTCAACGGCACCTTTGCGGATCGGTTTGTCTTCATCGCAGTGGAGAAGACCTATCCGTATGCCGTCGGCGTGTACGAGCTGGATGCTGACGCCATGGCCGCTGGCGCTGAGCAATGCCGCATTGGCTTGCAAACCATCAGCGACTGTCGTGCCATCAATGAATGGCCGAGTTACACAACCACCTGCGACACCATTGCAATGCCCAAATGGGCGCTATCTACGACCCCAACCATTGACTTCTGATGAGCACGCTTACCCTCTGGACACCAGAACAAACGCAGCTAATTTCAACCACCATTGCGCCTGGCTGCAGCAATGACGAGCTACGGCTGTTTGCCTATGCCTGCCAGCGTACTGGGCTTGACCCGTTCAGCAAGCAGATATACGCCATCAAGCGTTCCGGCAAGATGACCATCCAAGCCGGCATCGACGGCCTGCGCAGCATCGCTGAACGCACCGGCCAACTCGATGGCAGCGAGACGCATTGGTGCGGTGAAGACGGCCAGTGGTCTGATGTATGGCTTGGCAGCAAGCCACCTGCCGCAGCTAAGACCGTCATCCATCGCAAAGGTGCTAGCCATCCTTTTGTTGGCGTGGCACGGTTCGCGGATTACAACGCTGGCCAAGGCTTGTGGTCCAAGATGCCTGCTGCCATGATTGCCAAATGCTCTGAGGCCCTAGCGCTTCGCAAGGCATTTCCTGCGGACCTTTCAGGCGTCTACAGCACTGATGAGATGGACCAAGCGGTTGAGCCCGTCACTGTCACCAGCACCGCTGCGCCAGCACTGCCAGCCAAGGCAGTGGGGGACGCAAAAGTGTTCCAAGCCGGCAAGGTAGCTATTGCCAAGGCTGACACCATGGACAAGCTCAAGGAGGTCACTGATCGCATGGAGGTGCGTAAAGCCAGCCTGAGCGATGAGCAGTACAACACCCTTATGGAGCTTGCACTGACTAAGGAAACCGAGCTAGCAGCACCTGCAGACGAGGACCCATTTGCTGATGACTGAGCCGTATCTCACAACTGACCAACTAGCAGCGCGTTGGGGGCTGCAACCAGCAGCCATCAAAAACCAACGCGCACGCAGCATCGGGCCGACCTACTACACCATCCCTCGTATCGGCTTCCCCGCTGGTACGCCACGGGTCCGGTATCCACTAGCCCAAGTCCTGGCCTTTGAGGAGGCCAATTCCATCACCCCACTTAACTGACATGAGTCTTTACGCAACTGGCATTGTTCGCTTAATTACTGAGCCTGCAATGCGCACCTTTGACAGCGGCACTGTCGTCACCAACTTCGCTGGCGGCATCCAAGAGGGCAAAGACAAAGATGGCAATTGGATCAATAACGCCATCGACTGCGAAGCATGGGGCAAACCCGCTGAGTTGATTGTCGATAAGCTCAAGAAAGGCGACAGCATCCTTATAACAGGTGCCATTCGCCGTCAAGAGTGGAGCGACAAGGAAAGCGGCGCCAAGCGCAGCAAACATATCCTGAGCATTCAGCGCTTTGAGTTCATGCCGCGTGGCACCACCAGCGAGGAGTCCGTTTTCTAATGAATCAAACCACTCTTGAGATTGCTTTTAAGGAGTGGTGGGAGGCGTCTTACGGGCGCCCTCCCGGTACTCATGCAGTGATGACCCACGTTGCCTTTGCTGAATACATGCTGCGCCTGATGGAGCTGATGCAATCGGAGGCCGAGCTATGACCCACCCCATCACCCCACCGCCAGAGCTGCTGCAGCAGTGGACGACTGAGTTCTACGGCACACACGTTGTGCCTGGCGAGGCTTGCACGGACCTTGCAACCCGCGCTGCCCAATGGGGCGCCGACCAGGAGCTAGAGGCGTGCTGTGAGTGGCTGATACAAGGATGGGACTATGTTCGTGCCGACAAGCTCCGCGCCGCCCGCCGCCCTAAGCCACCGAGCTTGAAGGAGCAAGGATTCGCAGCACTGGAACTGTTAAAGCAACGGACTACAGATCCAAACATCATCGAACCACTTGGTCGCGCACTGGAGGCCCTCGATGACTGACTACCGCGCACTGTGCGCCCGCATGGCTGATGAGCTGGATCATTACCGCCAGCTCTTGATGGATGATCGCCGCGAGGCTCATGCGTTGGCGACTGAAGCCCGCGCCGCCCTAGCCCAGCCCAAGCCGGTGGCGCCTACGGATGAGGAGCTACTGGAGCTGATGCCCGAAACCATGCGGGCCGAGTTCAGCTTTTCAGCCAAGGTTTGTAGTGACGCCACTGGAGCCCAAGTCAAGCCTGGCCTCTTCCGCGTGGTGCTTAACACCGCCACCCTTGACTGCGCCCGCGCAGTCCTTGCCCGCTGGGGCACACCCCCGCCGCAGCCAGTGTGGGCTGACATTCACTACGCCTGGGAACTGGAAGACGCTGAAGGTGAATGGCAAGCTGGTGGTTCAGCTAACAGCTTGGAAGATGTGCAGCGAGAAGGCAACCGCTACCTACAGACCTACGCGCAAGATGGTCCCCACAGGCTGATCATTCAGCGGCACTGCGTAAACACCATTGAAGAGGTAACCAATGACTAACCCCCGATCCGTCTTCTTTCAGAAAGGCGATGAGCGCATCATCATCTGGACAAACCACAAGCGCTGGACAGTGACCGATATGGCTGCTGGTACCGGCACAAAGCAGTACACCCAGCAGTTAGCCATGGCCTTGTCAGCATCGCTAATGGCTGAAGGTTATGAGGCCACCATCCATGACTAAAACCCTCTCTCTTGCCGCGCAGGCAGTGCTATGCGCCTACAGGGACTTGTCTTGGACGCCTGACGAAGAAGACAACGGCAAGTATCTTAAGTTTTCCCACAAAGCCGGTATGGCCGCCGCCCTGCGGGCTGCTGCGGATCAGTTGGCTTACGAAGACGCGGAAGGCAGGAAGTTCATTTACGTGCCTGAACTCCTCGCCATCGCCGCCGAGCTGGAAGGCAATGCCTAGAGGCTGCGTCGTACAGATCCCCTGCCCCCAATGTGGCGGCAGGGCCACCTATGTGGTCTGCACCTTTCATACCGAAGCGGAGCAATTAGTTAGACGTCGCCGCTGTAAGTTCTGCGACCACCGCTGGTACACCGTTCAAGATCCAGAGCAATCACTCAGTCAATACAACATCAAATGGAAGCCAGGTAAGCGCATCGTCGAGCTAACTAATGACCCCTAAACGCATCCGCAACCGCACGTTGAACATCCGCGTAACAGATGATGAAATTGAACTAGCCCGCAAGCTAGGCAATGGTAATGCGTCACACGGCTACCGATTAGCCGTGCGTTACATGGCAGAGCGCTCCATTCGTGGCATCCCGCTTAGTACAATGCTGCGGGCTGCAGCGCAAATGGCCGCCGAACTTGAAAACGCGCCTAAACACGGCAGAACACCCACCACCAGACCTCAATGACAATCCTCTCAGATTACGAAATCCTTGCCTTGATCAATGACGGTATGGTGCAAAACCATGACCGCGAGCTGATAAATCCCGCCAGCTTGGACCTACGACTCGGCAATTTGATCATGCTTGAATCGGTGACATCACATCAGATGATCCCGCTGGACATCAGTCATTACACCGCCGACCATCCATACGAGTTGGTGCCGGGGCAATTCATCTTGGCGCAAACCATAGAGGTGTTCCACATGCCGGAAGACATCGCTGGCTTGTTTTTCCTTAAATCCAGCCGCGCACGAGAGGGCTACGAAAACCTGCACGCCGGTTACGCCGATCCGGGTTGGCATGGCAGCACCTTAACGCTTGAGTTAAAGAACGCCCGTCAGCTTCAACCATTGCCGATTTATCCGGGGCTCAAAATTGGTCAGATGGTATTTTTCCGCATGAGTACCACGCCGGCAATCAGCTACGCCGCTGTCGGTCATTACAACAATGATGCGCTGGTGTCATCGTCCAAGCAATTCCTTAGCAGCGTCGAGATGCCACGGCTGGATGCTGCCGCATGATGCAACAGCTTCTTTCGTCAGCCAATGGATTTGCGACCGCTGGCTTGCTTCTGCCTCAGCCAACAACAACGCATATTCCAGCAGCCCATTCATGTCGCCACGCTTATGCAGCTCGCGTAATGCACTTGCATTGGCAGCACCATGAAATTGTGCTTCCATCGTATGAACAAGTGGATTCATCATGTCATCACTAAAAGACTACCTTAATGAGATCGCAAGGTTTCCATTGCTTACGGTGGACCAAGAGATCCAATACGGTAGACGTATTGCCAAAATGCGTGAGCTACAGCAGTTAGAGCGTGACCTAACAGCAGCAGAAGATCGGTTAGTGCGTAGCGGCCAACGCGCACGCGAGCGGTTTATTCAATGCAACCTGCAACTTGTGGTGCATGTAGCAAAGAAGTACGAAAACCGCAAGCGCAAGTCGCTTGAAATTATGGACCTGATCCAAGAGGGCAACATCGGCCTAGCGCGTGCGGTTGAATTGTTTGATTATTCACGCGGCTACAAGTTTTCGACCTACGCATACTGGTGGATTAAGCAAGGTATACAACGCGCCTTGTCGCAGAATGATTCGATGATCAGGTTGCCGACTGGCTTGCATGACCTGCTAACAAAAATAGCGAGGGTGCACACAGAGCTTGGCCATCAGTTCTGCCGTACCCCAACGCTGCATGAAGTGGCAAATCACATCGGCATTGACATCAATGTAATTTATGATGCAATGCAACGCAGTTATGCGGTATGCAGCTTGGATATGTCACCCATCAACAATGATGGCGTTACGTTGATTGATCTTATCGCTGACCCGCAATCAACAGTTGACTTTGACGACCTAAGTATCAGCCATCAGGCGCAAGAGATGATGGACCTAATGGATGAGTACCTCGACGATAGGTCAAAGTATGTCATCAAAAATCGAAGGCTACAAAAGCCGGTGTCATGGCGTGAACTAGAGACTGCCACTGGCGTATCAGGTACGCGCCTGCAGCAGGTCGAACGCGCTGCCTTGCTAAGGCTAAAACTCATGTTGAACAAAGGAAAAGAACTCAATGGAACGCCGCTCGGCGGCCTAGGCTAATCAAGCCGTCGAAATTGGTGGCTGTCATGCCGCAACCTACCATTGAAAGAATATACACGGGCTCAGGTTATGTCTGGCGTGTATGTATTGCTGGAATGTGCAAAGAACACCAGCAAGACTGGCAAGCGTTAGTTTTCTATCACCAGATGATTAGCAATTATCCTCAATCCACTGTTGGACCTGTGCCTCCAATTTTGAGGACCAAAAACTTTGTAGCTTGAACCACTCCTGCCAATGCTGACTGCCTTTGCGGCGATTGCAAGTTTTACAGGCCGGGACTAGGTTGCTGACAATGGTTGCGCCGCCTTTATGGCGTGGCTTTATGTGGTCAAGCGTGTCTGCTGATGCGCCGCAATATGCGCAGCAGTGCTGCCACGCCTCAAAGATGTGCTGTCTAAATTGGTGTTTTGCATTGCGTTTAGGGATCAGGTTGGCACCATCAATCCGATGATCCATTCAATCGGTCAAGATGGGAGCACTTAAGGTAAAGCCGCGTTCGCTGTCAATAAAGCGCATTAACTGCTGCGGGCGTTCGGGTGAAAATCCTAACTTCAAGCTGTAAGCAGTTGGGCCGATAAGGCTGCCATTGATGCTAAACCCAGTTCCAAGGGTTAAGGTGTGAAAATGCCCTAAAAATGTATGGTCAGCGCGGATGCCTACATCCTGTCGGTAAACCCATTTCGTCAGGGGCACCGTGATGCCACCAACGCCGCCGCCGTATTTAACCGCGTCACCGTGATGGAAGCGCAATCGCTGGCCCAGCACGTCAATGTAAAGAATGTTGCCGTCACTAATTTGCCACTCGATGCGAGATTCATTGCGGAAATGACGCCGCAGTGATTGGTACATCAACCACTCGAAGCTGTTTTCTGTTGCGTTACTTTGCTGCTTAACAGTAGTGCGGCCATGATTGCCGACACTGCATGGTACGATCAATCGCTCTAGTTTGCCGTGCTCCAGTAGGTAATCAATGCCGGCAGCAATAGCGCGTTCGCATTCAACAAGCTGCTGCGTTGGGGTGAGGTCCTGCTGCTGAGTTGCATCAGGATGCAACTGGTTGTCAATCAAGTCACCACCAAGCCATAGCACCATGGTATTGATGTCAACGCTGGTGCGCGCCATGTCGATTACTTTAATCGCATTACGAAATAGCGCTGCGGCGCGGTCGTGAAATGTCTCGACGTTATAAGCATTAAGTTGATTGACCGATTCAGGCTTGACTACTGCGCCGCAATGCCAATCAGAGCACAGCAACACCGGAACTGATTCAGACCGTGTGCCGGCTGCTGCCGCTGTAATTGGCTTGATATTATCAATTTCTCGAATGTCAAGCGCTGCATTGAGTTGGTCTTGCGTTGCAGCAAGTTTTCCTAGCAACTGTTCGCGGTCTGTTGTGGCAACCTTGAATTGGTCGCGCAGTCGCCGTACCTCAAGTTGCAGCGTGATAACGTCGTTGTCTTCTCGATACTTATGGTTAGGACAAAATCCAGACTTGCAAAATAGCTGACCTGTTGACGGGTCACGTTGCAAGTCTTCCGCTGGTAGTTTTTCGCGGCATCGCCGTTGACGGCGACATGTGAACACCAGTTGGTCGGCCATGCCGCAGCCAATGCGTTGACGTAACTCTAGCTAGTTAATAGTCCCACCGGACTCGTGGCCGGCCTTGACGTATCCCTAGATGCACGAAACCTTTCGGTGCGCCATAGCCAAGTGAATACGGCCACTCCTTATCGCACCATGCTTGGACTTTGTTGATGTCTGCGCCGTCAATGTAAAAATCGACCGCGCCAACATCAGCCGCATTGTACAAATGCTCGCTAGCCGAAGCGCCACCAACTTGACGGTTGATGGCCGCCGGACGGTAGCCGCTGGTGATGGTCACGCGCTTGCCACCAAATGCGCTGCGCACGCGCTCCAAAAAGGTAGCCAACTCAATAGCAGTATCTACTTGATGCTGCTCTGTGAATCGCCGAGCAGGCTGCCCTAAGGCAAATTCACCAAGCGTGAAGTTGGCGGTAAGGCTTGTGCCAAATGGGCTTGATGGCGTCACCTTGACCGATGGCAAGCCTTCGCGCCATAGCTTGCCCTCAGCAATACGGCGTCGCTTGAGGCCCGCCTCGACGTTGGTGCCAGGGTTGCGGTAAAGCAGCAGCGCATCAGGTACTGAAGCCCAATCTTTCTCACGCAGTCGCTTGCTGATGGTTTCAAAACCTGCAGCACCGTAGAAGCCGGCGCCGAGGTTGTAGGCAAAACTAATCAGCGGAGACTGCTGCTCATCAGCCATCTCCTTCCAGTGAGGCACATCCTTGCCCAGCTTGGCGGCGATACGCTCGACTTCCTCAAGCAGCAGGCGGTCCGCTTCAATGACGGTGATTTTGTCGCCTTGCTTTACCTTACGACCGTCTTGATAGCGCGTGGTGCCGTAGCCAATAGTGGCGACATCCCAGCCGTGCAGCGGGTCGGGGTAAGCGCTCAGGTGACAGCCCTCAAACTCTTTGATGAGCTTTAGCGCGGGCGTGTAATCCTGCTGCAAACCGCCTTGGCTCCATGTCTTAAACCAGCCTTGCTCGCGTCCGAGGATATGCGGGTTGGCTTTATTGATCGCCTCCTCTAGCTCGGCGATACCGGCCATCTGGTGAGGTAATGCCTTGTAATACTTGCAAAGATCAAGCAGGCGAATCTTGTTAGTCACGTTTCCAGGGTGCATGGATGCTTATTGGACCGCCGAGCAATTGACTGTTACCAGTCTGCAAGGTGTCGTCAATTGGATGCTCGACCACGATTGGTGGCGGCATGGCAGGTGGTTGCGTTGCGTGCCAGTCGGCTTCAGCTTTATCCAACTTGGCTGGCAGTGTTTTTTGCCAGCCGAGTTTACCGAAACCAATCAGACCTTTTTTGCTTTGATTAGGCGCAGAATCTGAAAGACCAACTGAATGATGCTGTTGCTTTTGAGTGGCGACAGCGCAACCAGTTCAGATGCGGCAGCAACGCAAATCCAAAATGCAGGGTGAGATAGAAATTCCATGACTACACGCGGGGGTGTGCTTCTAGTTTAGTCACACGCTGCTCAACCGCGCCAAGTCGTTGAAACGTTTCCCGACGGTCGTCTTTGATGTCGGTGTGCAACACTTCAAGTTGCGTGGCGATGTGCTCAACTGCGCTGGTCAGTCTGATCACAGCATCACGGGCTTCATCGCTCTTACGGGTAAACCCCATGGCGCCCATAGCCGCAACTGAGATGCTGGCGCCAGCCACTGCGGCAACGACTTCAATCATGGCAGCAGTGACTACAAAGCTATCTTAGCGACCTTGACCTTTGTAGGGCTTACGGTCGCCGCGTGGTTTACTGCGTCTGCCGCTACCTTGGCGAGTGAGCTTTTGCACAGGTTCCTTGCGAATGGTGCCCGACAGGCCGGATTTGGCTTTGACGGCCATCAGTCCAGCCCGAACAGCTCTTTAAGTTCCGCCACCGTCAGACCAGCCGCCGCGAGCTTTTGCTCGGTGGTCAGCACTGGAGCGGGCTCAGGCTCCGGGGCAGGCTCGGGGGTGTTGCCGGCTTCGAGCCAGGCCAGGTAAGCGGCGTAGTCGGTGTTGGCGGGGTCGGGTGGGATGAAGGCGTTGTCCGCGAGGCGGAGGATGCAGTCGGAGGCGGTGAGTTGGTACATGGCGTTAGTCCTTATAGTTCGATGGATGCAGTAATCGTTGCCGCCACGGATCCAACCGATCCACCAGAAGAAACGCCAGCAATCCAGGCCCTTGTAGGTATAGCACCTACGGCTGCCGTGTTGATTTGTGTCGTTGCCGAAAGAGTAAGTGACGGTGATGCTCGTTTTTCGACCGCGTAGCTGCCATAAAGTACATTACTAACGCCGCCTGGAGTGTAGTCTGCGTATGTCGCAGCGGAAGTGATCTCGTAATACCTCTGACACAATGCCAGCTCCTGCCCGTAGCTCCTGCGCTCAAACGGTGTAGAGACCGAGCCGGGCTCAAACTGGACGCCGGTGATCCTAGCCTCGTTTGCTGTGCTGGCAAGCAAGTTCACTTGATTGGAAGTGCCTAAAAAGTTGCCCGCCGCCCAAGTATTTGCAGCTGTTTGAAATGTGCTGCCGCAAGCAAATGCAAAAGCAACACTAATTCCCACTCCATTATCAGTCAGCCATGTCCCAGACGTATCTCCGGAAATTGTGATTGTTTTCTTTTCCCAAGTATTGGCTGCTGCAACTGAGTATTCAGCAACAAAAGCACGGTTATTGGCGCCATTTCTCAAAGAAACACAATAAGTGCCAGTTGTCGTAGATTTAATCCAGAACGACAAAGTAACAGTCTGGGCTGTGGCTGAGCCAAAAGCTAAATCAGCAGCATTAAAGCCTTCGATATACTGCGTTAAAGCTGCATACTCGCCAGCGGCGATACTGGTATCTGCTGTTGTTACATCAAACAGTAGTGAGTTCGAGAATGTTGAAGGCGAATCACTGCTTTTAGCAACTTGAACAGCGCCAGTAGTGCTGAATCCTAGCTGCCAGCGATCAACAGTGTACGCACCATTAGTCGTTACAACTGCTGCTCGCTGATCAATCCGCATATCCCCGTTGATGATGCGGTTACGGGTGCCGGCCAGGGGGCCGCCGTTGAGGTTGGCGACCTGCACCTCATCAGTGCCGGCATCAATCTTGAACAGGTTTGCGTTGGTGTCGCCCTCGATGCGGAAGTCAATATCAGCGCCGCCATCGTTGAATACCACCTCGGTGGTGCCAAACTCAACGCGCTCGATGCCATTGGTGGCGATACCAAGCTGATCGGCGCCTGCCCGAAAAATGCCGGTATTAGGATCGCCGTCAAATGCGACGGCAGGCAATGCAGCAGTGCCAGCATCATCAGCTAGTAGCGCGCCAGTGAGCGTGCCGCCCGCAAGGCTCAGCAGTCCGAGGTTGGCATCAGCCAATGTGCCAATGGTGATCCAGGCATTGTTGGCTGCATTACGCAGCTTCAGCAGGCCCGTGGTGGTATCCGCCCACCACTGGTAGGCGTAGGTGGTGCTGGGTTGCGTTGCGCCGCTGTTCTGGCTGACGATGGCAGCCAGGCCGTTGTTTAAGTCGGCGCGAAAGGCAGCACCGGACTGGTTGGCAATGATGTAGTCATGTTGTGCCATCGTTAAACCTCTCGGCCATAGCCGACCGCAGTGTAGGTGAAGTTACGATTCACGCTAGTGCCAGCACTGTTCTTAAATTCTACAGTAAAACCAGTGCGCGTCACACTCGTCACCGTAAAGAAGTCGCCTGTAGCCATGTTAAACCCAGTGATTCCGACATTAGGCGGCTGGTAGAAGGCATTATCGAACACCACGGCATACGCTCCAACGCCACTGGCTAGCGTGCCTGACTGCTCGGTGTGGAGTTGCAACTCCATCAAGGAACCAAGCTCGTCGATGATGATGTTGATGTCGGGGTCTTCTGAAACTGCCCTTACCTTGAACTGGAAGCCGCGACCTCGGGCGATAACGTTCGAGAACTCATTCCATTCGCCATAGGTAGGCGTGGCAGATGGGTCATCGGTAGTGGTGCGAACGTACAGTGCAGCGTTGACCTTATCGATGTTGTCTTCATCAATATCGGGCCATTCGTCTATTAATGCCACCTTGTCATCCCATAATGCTGCTGGCACCAGCGGGCGTGTAGTAAAACGGCGACGCAGGTTTACGTCGTAAGTGGCGCCCATATCCCAAGTGCTGCCGAACTCGTATTCGCCTAGTGGGTTAATGCCACCAACGGCGTCAATGGCTACAAGTGCATCCCAGTTGCCATCGGGCGCCATATCGTCAACAAGTTGACCGCTATCGATAATCAAACCGTCATATTCATCGGAATAAAACATCCCGGTGAGGTTTCCGCTAAACGGGGGATCTTCTTGGTCTTCGGCGTATTGCTTAAACAACGACCGTGGCTGCGGTTCTGGGAAATCAGCAATGACGGAACTTGGATTGGTGGAGCGGTTGCCGGTATCATCTTCAAACTTCAGCAGGTACGTCCCTTCCAGCATCGGCACTTGCTTTTGCGTTTGAGATCCTGCAGCGGCAGCAACAATCTCCTGCGACTCCTCCCATGTAGCGCCAACCATCAAAGTGCTGTGGCGAATCAGTACCTTTCCGCCTAGCAGCACATCCAGATCGACAGCTCGATCCCAAGCAAGGATGCCGCTGAGTTGGTCGCCGGGTATAAGGCTGGCATTTTCTACATCACTCGGAGGTGCTGTTTTGCCGAATGCTTCGACAGTTAAAGATGCAGGCAGGACTGATGTACTCAAGTTGGCGCCAACTGCATACACTTCAAATTCGTAAACGCCGGGAGTTGTATCCAGTACTTCGTAGTCAAGTCGCTTGATTCGTTCGTCAGTAAAGTTGCCGTTGCGTGGACGCCAGCGGATCCTATATTCCTGCACTCCCTCTACGCTGTCCCAGTCAACAACCAACTTGGATTTAGCGGTACCACCAGCGTCATAAAGCAACTCTGTTGCTGACAAGTTATTGGGCGCCAGCGGAACGATGTTTAGATCGGTGATGTCCCGCTGCTGTAGCGGCTGGTCACGCTCGATGTAGACATATTTGCTGCTGCTATATGACAGCGCAGTAATTGCATAGCTAGATCCATCTTGCTCTGCAATGCCAAGCACACGCCATGTTGACGTTTGGATATTGCTGGTTTCATATACCCATACGCTGTTGGCGCTTGGTGCTGCGCTAAATGCGTTGGTAACAGTAATAATGTTGCCGCTTATCCCTTGCACTTCGCGCAACTCAACGGTGCCCGTAGGTAGCACGACCGAGATGGTGCCAGGTGCAGCTAGGCCGGTAGCATTGTCTACTGTGATGGCAATCGTGGTGGCGCTTGTGATGCGTCCGCCACGTCTGGCGCCAGCTTTTACTGGATCGGCAATGCTGATGACTTGCCCAGGGCGCACGATGACGCCAGCATCCATGCCGGTGCTGAACGTAACGGTTTCACCTTCGTACCGCTCGGAATACAGCAACCACTCGCCAACGCGATGAGCTTGACCTCTGCTAGTACAAGCAAAAGCGCTGACTTCAGTTTTCACCACGCCGTACTTAGCGATGGCTTCTGCGTCTTCCACCACTTCGTAAGTGATGTCGCGCAATGCCAAATCTAGGTAGCTGACAACTGCGACATTGGGCCGTGTTTTGAGGCTGCTGCCGCTGTAGCTAAAACCATCTGCAGTGACATTCGCCAGCGTAAACAGATACGAAGGATCAACCGGCTTATCTTGCGAAACTGTCAGCGAACCGATGCTCCAATACGGCATTGCTCGAAATACCGAGCACATGTCATTAATGAGCTTGTACGCTTCTTCGCTGGTTTGGATGTTGACGTTACAGCTAAACCGTGGCTCAAAGCCACCAAAGCCATCAGGCACCAACTCACTGCAATACTGACTAGCAGCAAAAAATGAAAACTTGTCTAGCTGGGCGGCATCAAGGTGTTCTCCTAGGCCATAGCGTGTAGACGTAATAAGATCCCATAGGATCCACGCGGGGTCAGAACACCACTGCGCGGCGCCGAATGTGCCATTCCAGATGCCGGCGTAGGTAAGCCGCCCTGTAGTTGAATCAACAGTTGCATTGCTGGGGATTGCCACCTTGATGCCGCGAATTAGGTAGCTGCGTTGCGGGATGCTGTTGAACTGTTCTGCATCAACGCGGATGCCAACCAACGCACTGTTCGGGTAGGCGAGGCGGCTATAAATGATTTCCGTATAACTTGTCCATGTAAACGCATTAGATAGCCGAAGGTCGCCGCTATCTGCAGTGGTACGCACCATGCGTACATCTACCGGGAAAGCGCCGTTCAGATTTACGAGGTATGCCTTTTGATATGGGTCGCCGGTACGCCCCGAAACTGTGTCACTGATGACGGTGGTAAAGCCACCGCCGTTGTACTGGATTTGTATTTGTAAGCTAAAACTTTGCCCTACGGTGTCGCCTTCGTTGGTGATTTGTTCCAGTCGGGGGACTGTGATGGTGATGCGTACTGCATCGGTCTGTGAATCGGTGATGGTGCGCGTTACGGGACCATCATTGCGGACAGTTACATTGACTGAGCGCTCATCTTCAATTTCGCTAGCAAAAGGAATCAGGTCTTGGTTTTGCGTTCCTTCCCGCGTATAAACCGTTACGTTCTGGAAGTTAAAAGTGCCGTCTGTATTTTGTAGCGGGGTGTTGTCTAGGTAGATGCTTTTTAGGCCATCTTTTAAGCCTGCGATTTCGCCTTCGCTGATTAGATCAATCAGTTCAGCATATTGGCGCGAGTCGAGGCCGTCACGTTCCGTTGTTGGTGTGCGTGCAGCGCCACCGCCACCGCCACCTTTGCCGCCACCGCCACCGCCTGCACCAGCAATAAGTTTGCTCATGCTGCCACCTGTACGGTGTCGATGCCAGCGGAGATGACTACACTACCGACAATCGTTTCGCCATAGACGATAGGCACTGGTACGCCTTGTCTGCTGGTGTTTTGGATGCCGCTGAAGCTGTAGCTCTTGCGTGGGTCGTCTTGGGTGTCGGCGCCTTGGGCTACTCGTGGTGTCGGTGTTAGGAGTTGAGCGACGCCGCCAAGCACCAAGCTGGCGCCAAGGCCAAACAATGCTGTGCCAACAACCGTAAATCCAGCTTTTGCACCGGCCGCGATAGCCGCTGCAGTTGCAGTTCCGATGCCGGGTATAAACGCTAGTGCTATGAGCGCCACACCTGCCAAAATCCGCCCCGCCGCACCAGCGCCTGCCACTACAGGCACAAAGCTGATGGGCGCTTGCCCTGCAGGGTGATGCAGCTCTTCTAGGTCGAGGTCATAGGTGCCGACACTTACGCGGTAATACTGGTCGCTCATGTGCGCTTCAAGCTCGGGCCAGTTGGCCAGCAAAAACCGCACCGCTTCGGCTGCAGTTGCCACATCCGCTTCAAGCACGCGATGGCCGATGAACTTGGCGAGCTTGCCGTACAGCTTGATCTTACGCAGCATGACGCAACCTCCTTCCAGTACATTTTAGGAGCCAGCTTCCATATAAGTCGCGGCTGCTGAGCCGCCCTTGGATGTGATGCAGGATGGTTTGCTCGCCAAGGTAAACGCCAACGTGATTCAAGCCGGTGCTATTGAGTGCCATCAGTACGGCATCGCCCGGCTTCAAACCTTCGTCTTCGGTTAGCTCGCGGAAGCCGGTTTCCTTCCAGCAACGGTCAAAATATGGCTCGGCTTGGAATTGCTCGGGGCTAGCGCACCGGTCCCAATCACGCAGCATGATTCCCTGCTCGGCGTACCAGTCGCGGGCTAGTGTCCAGCAGTCATGCACACCAAACACCCACTCACGGCCAATTAGTGGCGCCTTGTAGCCGCATGGCTTGCATTCGCCCCATGCCTCGGTCTTGGGGTTGACGATATGCCACGGCAAACCGCTGGTTTCGCAGGCAGCGCGATCTGCTGGTGACGGCAATGGGTTAGTGACTGGGTGGCTGTGCACCACTGCGATGATCTCGCCGACATCTTCTGCTGCGGCCCAGTCGTCTGGGTTGAGCACAAAGAACTGATCAGGACTGGTTGCAAGGTTTTGACATGGCCAGTATTTGCGGCGTCCTTTGCGTACGATGAGCAGCCCGCAAGACTCGCGTGGATCTTCAGCCTTAGCGTGTTCCAGTGCCGCGTCTTGCCAAGTCATGTGAAGAATGTACCAACACCGGGATAGCTGCCGTATGGAATGGCAGCATTAGCCCTGAATGAGTAATTCTGGTCAGTAGCAGAAAATGTGTAGGTAGCCGATGAAATGGACCCCGGCACATAAAAGCTCCAAGTAATGTTGCTTGACCCAGACACGTAAGTTTGACTTAAAATAGCGACTTTACTTTTTGTCACGCCAACTTTCGAGCTACCAAATACACCTTGTCCTATGCTTGTAACTTGGGCCAAACGGCTAAGCGGCAACACACTGGACGCTGCATACCAGCCAACTGAGATTGCGGCGCTTTCGGCAAAATAGGCCCTATCGGTGCTTCCGTTGAATGCTCGGTTGGTTGTTCTTGTAGCAGTCAAAGTAAGAATTGTTTCTGTTACCGGCACGGGCGGGGAAATGGTCAAGGTAGTGCCAGAGACTGCAACCACTTGAGTATTAGCAGCTAGGTATGTGCCTGTTACTGTCATCCCAGGGGCTATACCGGTAGCGTCTGTCACGATGATTTGGCTCAAGTTGGTCTGCAATGTGCCCGTCGTACTGCGATTTGTTGATGCATTGGCGTTTTGACTTAGCGTTATTAGCGCGGTGTTTGTATTGGTGGTGATGGTGCCACTTGGCAAGCCGAATCCCGTCACCGGAGTGCCAACGTCAAAATTGGTGGCCTGCGTAAGCGTCAGGATATTGCTGCCGGTGGTTACGTTGCCAAGAAGCCGCTGTTGTGCAAACCGCAGTTCGCAACTGTTCAACCGTTTGCCGCACACATCGTCCCCAATGGATCCAACTGGCTGATCATTAAAGTTGAAATATGCATTGCCTGTATAACCGCATTCGGAGCCACGATAGATCCACTGGCATATATTGCTGACGCATTGCCGCTTGGGTGCTCTGACACCTACAAGGTCAAAAGCGGCGGCAAGTTCAAATTCAATGAGATCTCTATTCTCTCCGCCCTTGCGATCGACATAATAGATCTCACGCGGGAACTCGGCGGTCGGGTCCGGCGTGCCGTATGGGTTGGTGCCACCAGGGAAGTTAGCACCGTCGATGTAACGTGCCAACGTGCGGATGCGTGTCACCTTGGCGCCTTCTAAACCATTAGGCAACGACAAAATCAGTGCCGTGATGGTGCCAAAGATATTGCTAACGCGCAACTTGGGGCGTGGCAATGAACCAGTGCCCGTGTATTCAAACTCTGTTGCCTCGATTGGGAAAGCTAGATACGTCTGGCTATTCCAGATGATATTGCCGTTGCCGTCAGCATTAACACCAGCGTGGAAGTAATAAGTCTCATTTACACCGTGCTGCGTTGCATTTAGCTCAAGCTGAAACAGCTCGATTACAGCGCTAGGTGCAATGGCCTGTAGGTCGGAAAATGGTACAGCCATCAGGGTTC